TTAGGTCACGTCCGGGTGTGTAGATCTTGCCATCACATGTTGTGACGGTTTCTATTGGTCTTTCAAAGGACACAGTCTTTTTCAGCTCTTCTGCTGCCAATTTCTTAGCAGCTTTCTTAGTAGTTGCTTTACCCTCTGTGGTAAGAAACGCGGTTGGCGTTTCCACTTCGAGGTTACAAATCCACTCACCATCTAGGGGTGTGTAGGATTCGTCGTAGTGTCCATGTAACTGGTGACGGTTTAGGTAATCGTTCAACCATGAAGTGGCCATAGTGAAATTTTTGTTTGTTTGTTTCGTGTTGGAATTAACAGAATAGATTTTATTTTGATTTAATGGGTTACCAGTTTCCTGAAAAACTGGTGAATTTTCGAAGCCAAGAACATACATCCTGAAAAATTGTCTGTACTGGGTGTAGGTGTACATTTCAGGTGTTAGATTATAATGTCTGATTAATTTCAGGCATCGCGCTCTAATCTCGTTGAAGACTGATTCTGGATGAAGTGATGCTTCAAACAGTGCCACACTGACGTTCTGATTTATCTTCTCAGGGGTCTCCTCAGTGACATAGAAGAGACTTGTTTCAATTGAAGATCTTTTGAGTGCAGGGTACACGATTCCATCTTTTGCTATGTACTCCCGAGAACAAAACGAAAGTGCTCCGTCTTGTTTCGCTGGAGTGAGCCTAAGATTGAACAGTGCGGCATCTTGCTTTAAGTCCTCAAATGTGATCCCTAGGTCCATGCGTCTTATGCAGTCATCACCTAGAATTTTCATAGTGACCCCTGTCGTGATCTCATCGTACGTAGGTGGACGTAGGTTTTCCTGTTCAAACTTGCGAATGAATGTATACCAAGTCGTCACATGTAAACAGAAGCAATTCAGCATTGTCGTCACATATGAACCAGACTCATTACCACCATTAACAGTGTAAAGATGTCCGTCCATATTATGTATCGTGAAGCTAAGTGTTTTTGCAATAGCTTCTTGAACTGCAGGTGATTTGTTGTATAGTACTGTGCGCACGAAGCGTTGGATCAGGTAGTCAGGGATAGTCTTGTCAAGGCTCTCAAAGTCGGTGCTGATGAATTCCCCTACGCCTCTCTCCATTTCACGGTTATAGTGTGTGGCGTCTAGGTACGGATTATACCCAATGGCGTAGATGCAGTCGACGTGGTTCGTGATCATACTCTCAAGGATGTATCCAAAG